GCCACGAATGTGGCGGTGGGAGTCTGCATGAACTTCACCTCGATGTTGCGTTTTTCCGGGCGGCGCAGGGCCTGCACTTTAAGCAGGTACCTGGGGGTGCGGGAGAGTACGGGCGCCAGGGATTTGGCGGCCAGTGTAGAGATCTTGGACACTCGGTCAATAATGGCTGTGTCGAGTGGGGTGTTGTTGTGGTACGACCGGTGCTGTTTGTCTAGTTCCAAAATGAGCAGCTCGAATTCAAGTTGGTGTGACTTGATTTCGTGACGTGACAACGCAGCTTGACAACTGGCGGTAACTGCGCCAGGGTAGTTGGTGTCGACGGGCAAGTGCACTGTTCGCATGAGTGCGCTGTCTACTGCGTTTTGTGGGAAACTGATTCGGTCGTCCCCATCGATCAGGTGGTATTGGCTGTCAACCAATGAAACACTAAAGGAGTGGGTGGGGTTGGAAACGATCAAGTCGTCAATCACATTGGTGATGCTCCGGCGTAGTGTGGGAAACTCTCTGGTTTCGGCTACACTGCCCCGGAGTGGATAGAGCATGAAGACGCCTAGCATGTACTCTGGCGAATGGTAGACGCGGCGATAATAACAGGCATCCTTAGTGCCCACTATTATGCCCTGACTCCGCCAGTGGTAGTACGGGTGATGGTAGACCGTGCCACCATGGGTGGTCATGGTTACGGATCCGGAATCGACCGAAACCGTGGCTTCTTCAACTCCATCGAAACTGATGGTGTGCTCACCTGGTGTGAAAATGTGTTCGACGACGAGACCGAGCCTTCTGCTGCCCATTTTCGCCAACTCGTCTATGGAAAGGTGGTTGGCGGAAAAGATGGAAAGGGCGGCATGTCCTAGTTTTGGGCAATCTTCGTATTTGTGCTGGCCGATGTCGTTGGGCGACGGTCCAACGCTACGCATCCTCTCATTATCTGCCGGCGTTTCGTTGGGTAGGCAGATGTGCAGGCGGTCTCCGTAGGCGCGATTGCGCTTGAGGGACCCGCCAATGTCCGTCACGTAGTCGTGGACGGAATAGAGGTATTGCATCAGATGACGTTCGATTTGGTGGCGCATCGCGGCCAAGCGGACGTGACGTCCCTTCACGGGAACGCGTTCATCCGCGGCCTTGATGGCACTCTCGCCGAGTGTGAGAAGGTGTTTTCTCACTTCGGTGACTGGCACGTTGTCGGCTGTGCCTGTGACATGTATGGTGGGTGGTGGTCGGCAAATGTTCCACACATGTGCGAGCGTCTTGAGAACTAGGTACACGGCGACGCACACAGCAAGGGAGATGCATGCGTAACCGATGAAGGCTAAAAGGTAGAGGAAGGGCTTGAGTGTCATGAAGAGGAGGGCTATCGTATCTGAGAAGATGTCTCCGAAAGAGGAAACGTGGTTCCAAATGGAGGCAGCAGTGCCCCATAGCCAGTCCCCGATGAGAGGGAGGGCCCGGGTTGACAACTGCGCCTCGTATGCATAGTCACGTGCGGTCCAAATGTACTGGGTGGTGTCAACACCCGGATGCTCAATCAATCGGGAACAGGTCCACTGCATTTCCATCAGACCGTGAGGACTCCATAGCGCTTGCTGTGCGCAGGAATTCCAAAAGTCCGGGAATAGGTGTTTGAGGGCAGTAGCTTGGTCTGGAAAGATTGGGGACAGAATGAAAGATGTCCCACGCATTACATATAAGTACAGAAGGTCCGAGAAGGCTAGCGTGGATCGGAAAATAGCGTCGCAGATGTACGCGATCGACATCATGAAAGAGTTGGTCGAGAGATACGTTAGCGCGAATGTCAAGTGGAGCGCGGCCCACGTCAAGCATGAAAGCAAGCAGAAACTCAAGAAAAGCGGGCTGAACCACACCGAAAGTAAAAAGACGCGCCAAATCAAGCGCATGGTGCAGAGCCCTAAC